ATATTATACTGTGCAATTTCAGCCAGCTTTTCTTCTCTGATTCTGTTTAATTCATTTGTGGCTTCTAGCTGTTTGATCTGCGTGTCGCTGAGTCCAATTTTCTCCACAGTGGCTTCGATATCTTTGAGATCAGCATCTGCTTTGGCAGCTGCCAGTTCCAGAACACCATTTGCTCTGGCAACTTCCTGTTCGTGATGTAATTTTCTCTGCTCTTCTAATTCTTCTCTGCGTTCTGCTTCACGTTGTAGCGTTTCCATCAAGCGATCATTTTCAGCAGTGATACGCTCTAATTTTTTGGTGCTGAGTTTTTCTTCTAGATCTGATTTCTCAACTGATTTCTTAATTTGCTCATCTGTTTTGTCAATTTGTGCTTGTTGAGCAGCCAATATTTCTGCGGCATTTAATCGACCTGCTTCACCTGCGGCATTTTCTTTTTCTGTGCGTTCATCTATCTTGGTGTTGATCTCACCCATTATGTCATCTTGTTCATCAAACAGACCATTCATAGTGGCAATGGTTGCTGTGGCAGCTGCCAATCCAGCACCAACTTTTAGCAAACCAATACCAGTAACACCTTGCAATATGGTGCCTGCAACTGCCGCGGCTCTCAATGCTTTGGTGAATGCTATCACTGCTTCAACAACTGCCACAATTCTACCCACTGCGGCTGCTGCAAACACACCAGCCAATATGCCTGCTAATATGTCCAAGTTCTCAGCGGCAAACAGTATGGCTTTTGAAAGACTTTCAAATATGCCTGTTCTTTCTTCCAATGCACCCAAGAAAGCAATGGCTTCATTTTTCAACACTGTGAAACTTTCTGCTATGGTTGGCACTGTTTCACCAAATGTTGCATCCATTTCACCAGCCATTTGCTGTGTTGCAGCCACAATCACATCAGCAGTTAATTGTCCATCAGCAGCCAGTTCTCGCAATGCACCAATGGGTTGTCCAATGGCTTCTGCCATTGCTCTCATGAACACAGGGTTGGCTTCCATGATGCTGTTAAATTCATCACCTCTCAACACACCACTTGCCAATGCTTGACCAAACTGACGTATAGCACCAGCACTAGCGCCTGCATCAGCACCACTTATCTTCAAACTCTGTGAGAATGTTTCAGTGATGCCAGCAACTTCATTCATGCTCAGTCCCATCTCATCTGTGGCCACTGTGATGTTGGTGAACAGATCACCCACTGCACCTATGTCATTGCGTGTGCTGTTGGCAATGTTTCTCACCATGTCAAATGCAGCACCTGCCTCTGCATTTGATTCTGTGATGGCTTTCAGTCTGTTGTTTAAGGTTGTGAATTCATCTGCTAGATTTATCACTTCCTTGATGGTGACTGCGGCAGCTAATGCTTTGAATGCGTCTGTTAAACTAGAGGTAGCTCTAGATGTGTTCTGTTCGAAATTATCAACGCTGTTACCAGCATCACGTAAACCGCGATTAAAATTGCTGCTGTCTAATTCTAATGCTACTGATATGCTACGTGCCATTAGATTCTCCTTAATACTCTGTCAAGTTCTCTCAACATGTATTCTGTTGTGGGTTCGCTCATTCCTCTACGTGCTTGATCACTGTAACCATCATCCAATCTGCCTGCATAAGCATAATCAGCCAGTATGGTGTCACCTCTCAGTTTTGTTTTGTTTCTAGCATTACCACTATCAATGGGTGTTATGCTTTTGAAATAATCATAACTTTTCTGTGTGACAGCACGGGGCACTACACCTAGATCCTTTGTCAAACGTTCGAACTCATTTTGATTTACTTTTATTTTCATGTTGAAATCTCTCATAACGTTCAAGTAAATCTGGTGTAAGTGCCTGAGGTTCATCACTGTGCACACCTGATTTAGCTTGTGCTTTGCGTTTTTGATGTGCTTCATAGGTGTTGCTCATATCAAAAACATATACATCCTGTGTGGTGGCGTGTTGCAACACTTGGCTAGGCAACATTCCATATCTGTGTGCTAGTCGATCCAGTAGCACGGCTGCAATTACTTCTGGATCAGTTTCGCCGAATGTGCCGCTTGTTACTTTCCCAGCTGTTCCATCACACGAGTCACACAACGACTCATCAAACTGGTGGGCAACAGTTTGCCTCCAGTCATCACAGGTTCGCCTGATTCATCCAGGATCATTTCTCGTGTAAATTCAATTAATTCAGGAAGGTCTTCATTGTCTATCTTTTTGCCTGCAAAGCGCAAAAACTTTTCTAGGGGCTGTCTATCCCACACCCAGAATTCCAATGGTTCGCCATATTCGGTGATGATGTCTTCATCATCTATTTTTATCACAATCAATTTGGGCTCTGAGGCCAAATCACTTAATTTCATAATTAAATCTCCATATCTTTTTTTATGTGGTGCAGTGCACTGAGACAAAACTTTATTCTATTGTTGGCTTTGTCTATGTCAGTGTGTGCACAACGTATTTCATTCCTGGCTTTGGCCAGTTCCATCTCCAGGGTCTTCACTATCTCCTGTGTGGATAGATTGTTCCAAATCTGCATAATGTGTTTTCCTATAATATTTATCGGTTTCACTGTTTAACACCATGTTTAGGTGTTGTGCTACCAATCTTGCATCCATGGGCACACCATTCAGTATGACCACAGGTATATCAGCTTGCCAACCACCATACCAAACGCCATTGATAATGCGTTCAGTCATAATTGCTCGGTGTTTGGGCACAAATTTAAAATCTTTTGGTATCTGCATGTATATTTCTCCAAGTAGAAAGCCGCTGTTGCCAGCGGCTCCTAGTGCTTTAAGCAACAGTTCCCGAAGTAAAGTCTCCAATAACTTCAATGGTCACTGGGCTGGTCCATACTGGTGAATCAGGATTCACTGTGGGTGCTAGGGCACTTAGGTAACCCTCACCTTCAATGTATCTGTCACCTGAACTAACGCCTTGCCAATAGAAGCGGAAGTATACTTTGGTTTTGTTACTGGTGATATCAAAAATACCGGCAGTTGCACCTGCACCAGTGAAGAATGTGGTATCATCCAACACCAGTGTGAGTGCCACACTGTTTGTGCTTGCAGTTGTGACTGCTTGCTCCGATAGGCTATCCAATTGTTTCCAACGGAATAAACCTGGCGTTGCGTTAACTGTCACTTCTTGCAGACTGGGCACAGTCATCACATTGGCGCTATCCGCCATTGCAGTGTCTGCGTCCACAAACTCACCAGAGGCATTGATATCAAGCTGAACAAATTGAGCTGTTCCTTCTGTTACGTTGATATAAGCCATTACGGTCTCCTTGTTAGTTTATTTTCACAAACCTATACTCGAAAGTATAAGTTATGCGATCTTCTTCTATTTCAGTGATCACTTCACATTCATTAATGAAATGTCCAGTTACACTGAACCTTGCTGATTGCAATGCCGCAATCACTGCGGCAATATCGCTGGGTTGATTTTTAGCATTCACACACAAGAAAGCATTCATGCGGGTTTCTGTCTGAAACACGTCTGATAAATCCAGTGTGGTTTGATTTTGTGTGATGTTGGGCTGCTCTGCATCAAAATACACTTTTTTCAAGTTCTTTTCATACAGAGGTATATCGCCTGTGATCCAAGGATACTCATCACTGACAGCACAACTTGTGCCTGACAAACCAGTTGAAGCCTGTGCTTTGACTGACTCACGAATCATTTAACGCACCTGAACGGTCGAACGTCGACCCCTTGTTCTGCGGCTTGGTTTAAATGTTATTCGCTTTTCGTCTGCGTTCACAGTGCCATCACCATCCCGATCATACCAATCCATCATGTGCAACAATTCTGAAAACAAATCTGTAAACTTGTTTTCATAATATTTGATTTTTTGCACCTCAGGGCTTTCTGGGTTACCCCAGTCAGCCACCTTGGGCAACAAATATTCTTTCATTGTGTAATACACACACATATCAGTGAAATCGCTTTTGCGAGTCACTATGCGATTTGGATTGAACACTGGCAGTTCATTTAGATTGCTGTAGGAAATGCCTGCATAGTTACAATACTCACGCCATTCAGCACTGGCACGAATCTTTTGATTGATTCGTGCAGTGCTTTTGGTGTTGAGATCTTCCAAGTAGGCATCTAAACTGCCAGGTGCATCAGGCACGTTGGTGAAATCAATTTCATTGGCTTCGAAAAGCCTCTGATCTTTGTCTTTAACGTCTAATGCTTCAGCATAACTGACCACATTACCACCCACTGTGATGAATGCCATAAACCTTACTCCTTAAGCGGTTGCAATACCTGTTGGCAAGTTGTTAGAACGGAAGAATCTGCAACCAACTGCTTGACCAATTAGGCCATCAATCAGTGCTTGGTTACCAGCCATGCTGAGATCACCAATAGCGCCAGTTGAAAGACCACCTACACCGTTCAATTGTGCAGCCAGATGATATTCTTGAGCAGCAGTTACCACTGCGCCGTAGAATCCACTGATGTCAGTTGGAGCATTCTGTGAACGCAGGTTTGCAACTGCTTTGCTCACAAATTCCAAGCTGCACTTGATGTTGGCTTGTGCTTCAGCGATATCGTCTGAGCTGGCAATAGCACGGATAAAGTTTGAACGAACTTGTGCAAAACCATTACGAACGGTAGCAACCATTTGATACTGATCTTTGTCAACGTCATTGAACATTTTCACAGTTGGCTCACGCTTGACTGCGTATGCACCAGCTTCTGGTGAAAACACAATGCCCACGTCTGCTGTGCCCAATAGAGCAGCACTTGCGCCATCATTGGTTACGTTCAGATCAGAGATATCAGTTAGTGCAGCTTCTGCACCTGATAGCATGATATTGAAGCCTGCTGTGTCAGTTGCCTGAGCAATTGCACGGCTCAACTGTGTTACCACTGCTGAACGCACAGTTTCTAGACCGCCATCTTCCAGTGCTTCTTCGTTTACAAATGTTCCAGCACCACGCTTGCTCACTGCTAGTGGCACGTTGGTTGCTGTAAAGTCTGAAGTTGCAGCTGAAATCACGCTGTTTCCTTCACCAACTGTGCTGCCTGCGCTCCAAGCATCGTGAGTTGGAATTTTCATTGTGTTGCCCACTGCCCCAGTGATATTATATGAGTTCATGATCAACTGTGGGTTAGGGAGCAATACTGCATTATCGTAGTAAGGGATTAGGTCCGCTACCACGTCCTCATAGAGGGCTGTTAAGGCTGAACTTGTTGTAGCCATTATCGTCTCCTTGTTTTAGTTTTGGGGGAAGGTGTTGGTGAATTAGCACCTGGTGATAACATTCTCTGTTGACCAGTTGCATAACTCTTGCCTTCCATTTGTTTTCTAACCATTGCATCAGTAATTTGACTTCTGCTGAGATTTTTATTTCTTTCTCTGATTTGCACATAAGCAGTTCTGTAAGCAGGATCGGAACGCAATTGTTCTTCACTGACTGCCACATTACGTTTTGCTTCTGTGGGTTTGACATCAGAGTCATATGTTGCAACACCTGTTTTTGCCATGGGCAATCCCAGTGTCTTACCCATTAAATTCACTGCGGCAGCATAATCAGGAGTATCTCCATCCACTGTGAGAAAATCTTCGCCTGCACGAATAGCAAATACATCACCATCCAAGTGCAACATGTTGCGGCTCTTCATGAGATCAATCACAGCTCCACGCTGATCATCATTCCATTGAGCAGGCATGCTGCTGTGCAATTTTCCAATATGGTCTCGCAGTAACATTTCTGTTTTAACTTCTGCTAATTCTGCTCGCAATTCTTCCACGGTGGCTTCACGTTTGCGCACGGCATCACGCAAGCTGTCCACATTCAAACTGTGGTGTTCTGAATCTTGTAGACTGTTCACAACCTGTCTGACTTGGTCAAAGTTGTCCACACCCAATTCACCTAACAATTTGTTTTCTGTGTCACGTTTTGCATTTGCTGCAATGCGATTGGTATCATCACGAGTATAAACTCTAACACCATCCACATACAGTTTGCCTTCACGCTGTTCAACCTGTGGAGTTGCAACGTTCTCAGATGTTTGTTCCTGATGCATACCAGGATCTTCGGTCTCTGTGTTTACCGGTTGCACGTTTTCGCCTGCAACTGGCGTTCCTACTTCGAGCTGTTCACTCATATGATATCTCCTTGTTAACCGTCAAGTAGTAAACGTAGATCAGAATCTTCATAGACTGTTGTGTGTTGATGTTGCCATCAACAATTCCGAGAGCCTACTGCGTATTCTGTCACGCATTTCATCATCTGGTTGTAGATCCAGCAGTTCACTACTGCGTTGGAACACATCCAGCAATTTTTCTAATTCCACAATTTCATGCTCTAGAGCACGTTTGTTGTATTGTCTTGAATATGATATGCTGAAATCTTCGCTTAGTGGAATATTCTGCCAATCTGCCCATATCTGCCACAATTGATATTCTGCATTTTCCAAATTGGTTGCTTTCTTTCGAATCAAGCCATTCAGTTTGTCATCATACTGTTCTACCTGTTCACCTGAACGACTGTATTTGACCAGATCAGCACTTCTCAACATGGCGATCTGCATCAGCTTTTCCACTTTGTTGTCCACTAGATCACTTATTTCACTGATGGCATCTAATGGTGGTGCACGAAACTCAAACACATAGTTTTGTTCTCCGCTGAGACTGTTTTGCACTCGGATCATTGCACCAGGTTCAGATCCTATTTCACCATTGTTCAGCTGTTCTGTGGTTTCATCCACAATGGTCACAGGATGGCTGCCATAAGTGATAGCAGTGTATAGTTCTGCCATGTCAGCATATATACTGCGCTGAATTTGCGCCACATCCTGTATGGTGGTGCTGCCTACTCCGTTATATATTTTAATGTTCTGATACACACTCACCATGGGAATATAACCCAGCTCGTTAGGCTGAGATATTCTGTATGCACCTTCACCTATATTTTCCATTTCACCTTGGATGGGTGGTATATAATCCGAATCACACCCCACAAACACAGTGTCAAAACTTTCTGCTGTGATACATCTATACACTGTGTGCATATCATTTGACTCTGTGCGAATAACCACACTTTTCAGTTTTAATTCACCATCAACGTCATAATAATAATCCCAATTGGTCACATCCAATGGTGTGTGTATGCGCCATTTGGGTATATCCGATCCAATGGGTTTGTAACAGGCCACATGACAAACACCATAGATGGTGCTGAACTGATCCACTTGTGCCATGAACTCATTGATGCTGTTGCCTTCACCATCAACATCTTGAACAAATTCCACATAAGGATCCTCAGCGGGCATGTCACGTTGAGGAGCATTTCTAAACAACATGCTGTTGTATTCATTAACTATCAGTTTCACATAGTTGTATAAAGGAGTGTGCTCCAATTTCTCACCATAGAAACTGTCAGCAATTACATCTTGCCCACGCTCAGTGCTGTCAGCACTCACTCCATATTCAACTCGAGCACGAGTTTTGCTAACCACACTGCCATCATCGTTTACCACAAATGTGTTAATGGTTTCACCTGGCGTGTTGAAATCACCAGTGTATGCTCGCAGGTATTGAGCACGTCGATATTCTACGCCACCATAAAAACTGTTGATGCACAGACGCCATTCTGATTCATAGCGATCATAAAGACTGTGAGTAGAGGTAACGTAATCTAGATAATCCAAAGGCTATCTCCTTGGTTGATATTGAACTTTTTGCAATCTAACAATATTTATCACTTTTTTAAATTTTGAGGGTATTTATGGTTGACAAACAGGTTTTTTGTGTTATACTAACTGTGTTGTTTGAGACTCAGGCAACAATTGTTGATTCTTTTATTAAACTTCCCCCCGGTTCTCTCCCCCGGGGGTTTTTTTCAAAACTTTTGGAGTTATCATGAAATATTTTGCTGCATTTGCTGTTTTATTTTCTGCTGGTGTGAGTGCTGATGTTTTGGAATTGTGCAATCAAGTGCGTGAGGACAGTTATAGCATCATGGAATATCGACAACGTGACATGCCCATGCAAATTCAACTGGATAATCTAAAAGGTTTGGCAATGAATGATGTTGCTACTGGTTTGGTTATCATCAGTGCATATGATGTTGATCAGTATAGCACAGCAGAATATCGCAAGTTGGCAGCTGAACGTTTTAGTTTTCAAACATTTCGTGATTGCTTGACCAATGCAAAAGATTATCTTCGTTAAACAGAATATAGCTCACACAAAAGCCCCTAAGGGGCTTTTTTTTAACTGATTATGATTGTGTTCTGTGGTGTGTGATCAACATCAGTGGCAGTGCGTGAGGGCACAAACTGTGGCACACCCTTTGGTTGATATGTTTTGTTTTTACGCTTCAGTTTCTTAGCGTGTCGCTTTTGTGCTAGTTTTGATTGTTTCATTGATTATTCCTCTGTTTGTGAACTGTTTTTATTTCCCCAGATACGATCCCAGCCATCCTCATAAGCGGCTTTATTGCCTGGACGCTGGCTACTGCCCTTACCGCCATGACTGCTGCCATAATTCTTATTGGCTGTGTTAAATCCTTCTGTGGTGTCTCTGGCTTTCTTTAACACTGGGTTGTTGTTGATAATTTTCTCGTTGCGATTATATTCTTTACTGCCCTTCTCGGGTGTTTTTCCTTTGAACATTTAAATTCTCCTAAACGCTTTGTTTGTGTTTGTGCTTGATATCTGTTTGATGGGAAACAGTCTGTGCACTAGATAACGTATATTGTCCGCAAAGTGGTCATGGATGTTATCTTTGTTTGGTATGCGTGTGCCTTCTTTGTAAACATAACGCAACATACATTCTCTGATCTTTTTACATCTGGGATCAATCCTCAGTTTGCGTTCTCCACTGCCATTGCACAACAATGCATTCACACTGCTGATACTATCATTCACATTTGGATTCACCTTGTCAGTGATAACCTTAAAGCCATTGTTGCTCAGTATGATGTGATCACTCATGCCCATGCTGTTGGTATTCTTTCTTGAACCAGTGGCATCTGGATATGCATAACACTGTCTATTGGGATAGCGATTGCGAATCTCCTGCACCAATTCCAGTGTGTTTGATCCATATATTTCTATTTCATCTATGATGTGTATCCAATCAGAACCTTTAACAGCTATGCTGGCAGTGATTGGTGATGTGTTAAAGTCTATGCCTATGTGTAAGGGGGTGCGCACATCCCAACCACCCTGTTCGGCCTCAAACTTCACCATGTTTTGTTCACTGAACGCATAAAATATCACACCAGCATAGTTCACAAACTGTGCTAGATATTCTTGTTCAAATTCTCTTTCACCTAAATCACGACGAGCAGCGGCGATTTCTTCAGGTGGCACATTACCGCCTTCCAATGTGGTGTATTGAAATGCACTCCAATCTGGTGTTGAACCTGCTCTGGTCCACAAATCAAACATGTGGTTTCTGCCTTTGGGTGAACCTATGAACAGTGCATGTCCACCAGTGTCACTGAGCGTGGGACGTAACACCTGATTCCACACCACAGGATTCATGTCTGCAAATTCATCTAACACTATGAAATCATATTTGCCGCCACGCAGTGCATCATGATTCTCACTGCTTCTCAGTGTGATTGTGCTGTGGTTAACCAGTGTGATGGTGAGTTCAGATTCGTTTATCTTCTTAACCCAATGCCGTTCCACCAACAAACTTTTCAAATCATTCCACCAAATGTTTTTGCACTGTTTGTATGTGGGTGCAACTGCCAGTATTCGCTGATGGGGATATCGTGCAAACTTGGCCATCTCATTCATGGCAAGATAACTTTTTCCGAATCTACGACCGCAAGCAGCAATTCTAAATCTACTCTCACAATTGCTTATGTTCAGCTGAGGTGGCGATAACTTCATTGACTTTTTAATCGTGATTCAGCAGTTAAACCAATCAAGATCAGTGGTATGCTCACAAACAACAAATAGGGTGATACAGCACCAAATACCACGCCGGCTAATACAATATTGCCAGCTATGCTAATGCTGTTGGGTGATTGTGTTTGTGAATATTTTCTGGTATGCATTATGTTCTCCATATCTTCAGTAGGGCTGCCTGGGGGGCACAGAACAACAGTTGTAAAGCACCCCGCCAGGTCTTACAGACTTTCAGTTTGTGTATCAGTTTGTGTTTCCCCAGGTGTAAGTGTTTGTGTTTCACCAGTAACCCAAGGTAAAATCTTATCTTCTGTGGCATCAATTGGGCTATCAGTTTGACCCAGTATGTTTTTGCCCAACCATATCAACATGGTGGGATTTTCATTTTCTATAGCCACTTTTAGTTGTGCTCTGCGCAATTTGATTTTCAGCGCACTGCGAGCTTTTTCTAAGTATTGCGTGAAATAGTAACGTATTTGAGCTTCAGGAATATCAAAGAAACTGCCCAGTTCTCTGTTACTAGCACCCATCATGGCCAATTTGTAAAGCAGTTCAGGATCTATGCATTTGTTACTAACAAATACTCCGTTAGTGGTAACTGCGCCATTTTTGGGATTTTTGACTTTTTCGCCGATGCCTGTGTATTCAGGAATATGTTCAAACATTTTTGCTCACCTCAGTGTAATTCAGATCGGATCTGTGTGCTTGCAGTTATTTATACAGAGTGAATCAAAAGCTGTGTTTTTCCGTATTTTTTTTCAGTGTTTTGGTTCGCAAACTGCGTGTTATTGGTGAATAAATTTTACCATTTATGTATGCAGTGTTTTTTAAACAGTGTCTGCTGGCACTTAAAAAATGATTCAGTATGTTTAAATCAGTGTCTCTCCATTGGCATGGTGATTTTGCACAGATTTGCGCTATGGTGATATGCACATTGATGAATTTATCCACTGGATAATACTGTAATTTTTTTTCAGCAGCATCACACAATTCAGTGTGCATCTCTATCACTCACAAATCGATTCAGTTCACGTGCACATTCTACCACCTCTTCAGTGGTAGGTTCTTGATTGTGTTTTTGTGCACGAGCACTCAATATGAGCCGTGCTTGATTGATCAATTCCAATCGTATTTCAAAAGGGCTTTTAGCTGTGTTGTTCATGTGTATACCTACCTCAAACTTATTTAGCTGGGTGGTATTGAATAATTCCCATATTGCACATATTTCAAAACATAATATCTCACAAACTGTTGTGCATGAACCGCTTGTGCAGCCAATTCAGTGTGGGCTAATTGTTCAAATGCACGATCAGTGTCAGTTAAACTGAACCAGTTCGCATCAAGCCAAGCAGTATAATCCTCATATCTGCGAGTTTGTATTTGAGGTGCTTCTCTGATGCCTAGCCAATAATGATCTGTTCTACCACACATTCAGTTCAACCTCTTTTGGTGCTGACCCATTGCACAAAAGCATTATCGCATTGCACACAAATCTGTTTAGCTGTGTGAGGACCCCAATTGCCTCTAACTGTGTGCTTTGGATGTGATTTGTGCGTTTGGGGTGGTGGTGTAGGTTTTGTTTTAGAAGTCATACATTTCTTCCTCATTGTTTTGATATTCAGCTCGATGACTGAAAAATTCATTTTTAACAGGTTGGCATGTTAACACATAGTTACAATCATTAATGATTAATTCTACTTGTATGGTATCATCATGGGGATCGATTGTGGCAATAACCACTGTGTTTGGAATCAATATTTTTTTAATATAACTGTTATTCTTAGCACGATTTTTCATTTTGCCAATGAACACTTGTCTATTTGGTTTGCTGATTGCTTCATGTAATGCCAATTGATATCCTTGCCAATTGGGATCTTTTACATTACACAGCAGTTCACGCTTTCTTGCTCTACTAACACAATCTGCTTTCACTTTAAATGGCGTAGAACCTGAATGTTGTATAAAATCAATATTGATGCTTAATCTATCTGGTTTTGAAGGTCTGTAGTTGTATATGCTCACTGAAAAATAAAACATTTGATCCGGATTGTCATACAGTGCTTTTGCTTGCAATCTCATTTTTTCTTGGATATATTTTCTTTTTTCTTCTGCGGTCTTTTTCCAAGCGCCGAATTCACTTTTACTTTCACTTGACAACTCACTTGACACCTCAAGTGGCTTTGCCACTACTTCATCTTTCGCCAGATGTATTTCCTGTGAGTCTCCTTGAGACCGCGAAATATGTATTAAATATTGATTATTTCTCTTTTTCTCTATTTCTCTATTTCTATATTCAGTATTATAGTTTTCGCGGTTTGTGTCACAAAAAAAATCTTTTTGTGCAGTTTGAATCTTATCATTGATATTTTGTGGTAAGGTCATAAAATTTATCCTCTAGTTTATTTTTGCCTCTTGCATAGTTATTTATGCTTTTTAACTGATTTTGCCTTTTTTCTTGATGCTTTTTTATGTGTTTGATAAATAAAAATGTAGAACACAATTGACCGCATGTGAAAGTCCTCTAGCTTAATCGTGTTGCTATCTTTTGTTTCTACGTTCCTTAAATGTTGTAGAAAGTTACTGCCATTTCTTTCTACGCCCGGTTACACGCCCCTTCGGGGGCGTTTTAACGTGCAACATCTCTGACAGTGTTGCGCAATTCGTGATGAAATATCCCCTGGTGGCCTGGGGGATATTTTTTTTTTTGGGTTTACATGTAAACGTCAATGAATTCCAGTTTGGGTATGCTGTGTGCATATTGAAATGCTGTGTCTGCATCGATTATGAGGGGTTTTGATTTCACTGTGCGAAAATCTCCTGTTATCACTACAACATCATGTGGATTTTGATTCACAAAATCTATCAGTTGAAGCCATCTCTGATGATTGTGATTGTTCTCACTCACATAAGTTTTTCTCACAGTGACACCTGTCTCTTATACACATCTCCGAGCCCACGAGACGTAGAGGAATC